TGGAGCGGATGAAGTGAGCGGACCCCTCATCGCCATCACCGGCTTGATCTACCTGTGGGTTGCCGCCGACCTGGCGTGGCGCGGGAACCTGGGCATGGCCATCACCTACGTCGGCTACGCATTCGCCAACGTCGGCCTCTACATCGTGGCGACGCGGTAAGAAATCCGCGCACGTTTTTCTGTCACGCAATGTGACAAAACCTCTGCCCGTTTTCGTTTTGGCAGACGTTTCGTAACGCCACACCCCCTGCGGCGGACAGGGCATTCTGCCCTACCGTCGCTGGCATGAGTGACGAAGTCTCCGACGCCCTCAAGTCTGCCGCCCAGCAGCCAAAGCGGGTGCGCACTGATGCCGGTGAAGTCGAGGCCCACGACCTGCGCGAGCAGATCGAGGCCGACAAGTACCTCGCCGCCAAGGCTGCCGCCTCCAGCAGCAACAAGCACCGCGGGCTCAGGTTCAACCGCATCGTGCCGCCGGGAACGATCTAGTGCCGTTTCTCGACCTTTTCCGAGGCAAGCAGACGCCCCGCGCCGCGGCGGTGCCGGTCGTGCGTGGAAAGTTCGACGCTGCCGAGCGTGGCGACGACTACAAGCACTGGGCAAATGCCGACGCCTTTGCCGCGGATGCCGCACTCTCGCCAGTCGTGCGGCGCACGCTGCGGAACCGCGCCCGCTACGAGCGTGCCAACAACTCCTACCTGGCCGGCATCTCCTCTACGCTGGCCAACGACCTGATCGGCACCGGGCCGCGGCTCCAACTCGACATTGGCGACGAGGATGCCGCCCGCGAGGTGGAGCGGCTCTTCTTCGACTGGGGATGGCTCGTCGATCTGCCCGCCAAGCTGCGCACCATGCGCGAGGCCCTGGTCGTCGATGGCGAGGCGTTCGCCTTGATGATCTCCAACCCGCGACTGGGCGGCGTGCAGCTTGATCTGCGGCTCGTCGAGGCCGAGATGGTCGCAACCCCGACCGAGCTCATGCGGTCCACCATCACGCCAGAGGGCAACACGGTGGACGGGCTGGAGTTCGACGCCATTGGCAACGTCGTGGCGTATCAGGTGCTGAACTTCCACCCAGGCAGCAACTACCGGGTCAACAACCTACAGTTTCAGCGGGTGCCGGCCAATCAGATGGTGCACTGGTTCAAGGCTTCGCGGCCCGGCCAGCACCGCGGCGTTCCCGAGGTGGCTCCGGCGCTGAAGCTCTTCGGCCAGCTGCGTCGGTACACAGAGGCCGTCATCGCCGCGGCCGAGACGGCTGCCGACCTGGCTGCGTTCATCCACAGCAACAGCCCGGCCGCCGAGGTGGACGAGGTCGATGCGTTCGCGGCTCTGGAGATCAGCAAGCGGACGCTGACCACGCTGCCAGAGGGCTGGGACATCAGCCAACTCAAGGCCGAGCAGCCGACGACGCAGTACCCCGCGTTCGTGCGAGCGATCCTCAACGAGATCGCCCGCTGCTTGAACCTGCCGTACAACGTCGCAGCCCTCGACTCCTCGACCTACAACTACGCCTCCGGCCGGATGGATCATCAGGTCCATGCGATGAATCAGCGGGTCGAGCGCGACCAGCTGGAGCGCACGATGCTTGATCGTGTGCTCGCCGCTTGGGTGAACGAAGCCGCCCTCGCTGGCGTGCTGCCCGCCGGCCTGCCGCCGTTCTCGGAGTGGAACTGGGGCTGGGTCTGGGACGGTAAGGATCACGTCGATCCGGCCAAGGAAGCCAACGCCGCCGAGACGCGGCTGCGCACGCACACGACCACGCTCGCCGCCGAGTACGCCCGGCAGGGTAAGCGTTGGGACGTGGAACTGCGGCAGCGTGCCGCCGAAATCGCGCTGCAGAAAGAGCTTGGCCTCTTCGTCGATTTCACGCCGGAAGTGAATTACGGCGGAACGCTCGACGAGGACGGCGAGCCGCAGGAGTCACAGCGATGACCGCCATCGACTTTGAAGGCTTTGACGAACCGATCGAGCCGCTCATGGAGTTTTCGTGATGGACAACATCAAGCTCGCAACCGACGTGACGTTTCTGCAGGCCGCCGAGGGCGACGCCGCGACGGGGCCGAAGAAGTTTCGCATCGTCGCCTACACCGGCGCACCGATCCGGCAGGCGTGGAGCCGTGAGCCGGTCGTCATCGACTTGGCCGGCATGACGCTGCCGAGCACCATCCCGATCGTCATGGGGCACGACTACGCCTTGGGCTCGATCCTCGGGCAGGGCCGCCCCAGCGTGCAGGGCGGTGAGCTCGTCGTCGAGGGCGAGATTCTCGCCGACAACGAGACCGCCCGCCAGGTGCTCGCCCTCGGTGCCGCCGGCTACCAGTGGCAGGCGAGCGTCGGTGCCGATGTCGGTCGGCATCTCCGGTTTGGCGAAGACCAAGTCACTACCGCAAACGGGCAGACCCACCAGGGTCCGGTCCGAATCGTCAGGGCCTCCACGCTGCGGGAGACCTCCTTCGTAACCCTCGGGGCGGACCGCAGCACCGCCGTCTCTATCGCGGCAGAAGAAGCCGCAGAGGAGTCACTCATGGCGGACACCGCCAACACCCAGCCCGCGGACGAGGTCGTCGAGACCCAGGCCGTGGAAGCCGCGGCGACGGACGCCGTGGTGCCCGAGAAGGTCGAAGCCGCAGACGAGAGCGCCGCTCTCAAGGCCCAGATCGAAACCCTCACGAAGAAGGTCGAGACCATGGAAAAGCTGAACGCGACCCGCGACGAGCGGCCCGCGGCCCCCGCGGTCCACGTCGTGGCGAATGCCGCCCCGTCGGCGGAAGTCATCGAGGCGTCCTTTGCCCTCCAGGGCGGGCTGCCAGGTGTTGAGAAGAAGTACGACGAGAAGACGCTCGAGGCCGCCCACAAGGCGCGTCGCGAGCTCTCGCTCGGCGAGGTGATCGTGCAGGCCGCCGTGGCCAATGGCTACGACGGCAACCGGCGGATCAATGCGTCCACCCTCCGGCCGATCCTGGCCGCCGCGTGGGCAACGCACTCGATCTCCGGCATCCTGTCGAGCACCGTCAACAAGTTCCTGCTGGCCGGCTTTGACTCGGTCGAGCAGGCGTGGCGGCAGATTTCGTCGGTTCGCAGCGTCAACGACTTCAAGACGCTGACGAGCTACCGGCTCAATGGCGGCTTCAAGTTCGAGAAGGTCGCCAACGGTGGCGAGCTCAAGAACGCTGCGGCCTCCGACGAGAGCCGGACGATCTCGGCCGAGACTTACGGCATCATGACCTCGGTGACCCGCACCGACCTGATCAACGACGACCTCGGTGCTCTCACCGCGGTGCCGCAGCGGATCGGTCGTGGCGGTGCCCTGAAGCTCAATGATGTCTTCTGGGCAGAGTTCGTTGACGATGCCAGCTTCTTCACCACGGCGCGTGGCAACAAGAAGACCTCGGCCGGTGCCCTGTCGATCTCGACGCTGAAGACCATCGCCACGATGTTCCGCAAGCTGAAGGATGCCGACAGCAACCCGGTCGCGATCGAGCCGCGCATCCTGCTGGTGCCGGTTGACCAGGAGCTCGCCGCTGCCGAGATCATGGGCTCGTCCATGATCCAGAGCGGTGCGACTGGCGGCCAGCCCGAGCGGAACGTCATGGCCGGTCGGTATCAGGTGGTCGCCTCGACCTACCTGAGCAACGCCGACGACTTCTACCTCCTCGCCAGCCCGGCCGACCTGCCGGTCATGGAGGTGGCGTTCCTCAACGGCGTGCAAAGCCCGGTGGTGGAGACGGCCGATGCCGACTTCAACCTGCTCGGCGTGCAGATGCGTGGCTACTTCGACTTTGGCGTGGCCAAGGCCGAGTACCTCGCCGGCATCAAGGCCGACGTGTCGTGATCGTAAACCGTGCCCGCCGGGCGGGAGCCGAATCCCGCCCGGCGGCATGATTCCCAAACTCCAACCATAGAGACGAGGTGATTCAATGGCTTCTTATGTTCAGGATGGAAAGCTCCTCGACTACACGCCCGGCTCGGCCGTGGCGGCTGGCGACGTGGTCGTGATCGGCTCGCTCGTGGGCGTGGCCCCGCGTCCGATCGCCGCCAACGCGCTCGGCTCGCTGGCGGTCGATGGCGTGTTCTCGATGCCGTGTGCGTCCGGTGCCACCGGTGCCCAGGGCTCGGCGATCAACTGGTACGCGACCTCCGGCGTGGCGCATGCCTCGACGGGTGTGGCGGCCGGCAAGCTCGCCAAGGCTCGTGGCGCCGACGACACGACGGTGCACGTGATCCTCAACAAGTAGTTGATCCACACCGCAACCCCCGGCTGGTGCGCGTCCATCCTTTCCGCGCGCCGCCGGGGCGTTGTGGGTGGATGGAGGTGAGCGATGGCCGACCTACTCCGTACCGGTGCCGCGTGGCTCGCCGACCAACTCAAGGCGGCGGCGGGCACGAACTGCGCCTACAAGCGCGGTGCGAACACGGCTCAGTTCACGGCAACTGTCGGCAGGTCGATGTTTGAGGCGGCCGACCAGAACGGCGTGGTTGAGCAATGGGAGAGCCGCGACTACCTCGTGAAGACGGATGAACTGCCGTATGGCGAGCCGCAGCGCGGCGACATCATCGTGGAGGAGCTTGACGGCGTCTCGACGTTCTTTGAGGTGTCGGCGCCGCGTGGCGTGCCGGTCTTTCACTTTGGCGATTCCTTCCAGCGGATCTGCCGGATTCACACGAAGCGAATCGACAAGGACGTGACCTACATCATCACCGAGCAGGGTGACGAGATCGTCGTGCCGCTCACGGCCTAGCTAGGGGACGCCATGCCACAGCAAAAGCGTGTCGATCAACTGCCAGCCGTGACCGGCGTCACCGGCACCGACATGCTCATTTGCTCGAGCAGTGCGGCCACAAAGCGGGTCACGATCTCGCAGATCGGCACCTACTTCCAGGCGGCTGGCGTGGCTGGCCCGACCGGTGCCACGGGCATCGGCGCAACCGGTCCTGCCGGCAGCAACGGCGGCACGGGGCCCACGGGGCCCGCAGGCGTCGGAAGCACGGGCCCGACGGGTGCCGCGTCTACGGTCACTGGCCCAACGGGCGCGACGGGAGCCGCAGGGCAATCCATCACGGGGCCCACGGGTGCGGCATCGACGGCGCCCGGCCCGACAGGGCCAGCCGGCGAGCAAGGGCAAAGCATCACGGGGCCCACAGGGCCGCAGGGCGCAGCGTCTACCGTCACCGGGCCCACCGGCGCGGCAGGAAGCGTCGGCGCCACGGGTCCGGCGGGCGTTGGCAGCACTGGCCCCACGGGCAGCGTGGGCGCGACTGGCCCTGCAGGCAGTGCCGGTGCCGTCGGTGCGACTGGGCCAACGGGCGCGGCGGGTGCAGCTGGGTCGCAAGGCGAGCCAGGCGTGGCCGGCGCGACGGGGCCAACCGGGCCACAGGGCGCGGCGGGCGATGCAGGCAGCGTTGGCGCCACGGGGCCGACGGGCGCGCAAGGCGAGGCCGGCAGTGCCGGTGCGGCAGGGGCTACTGGCCCGACCGGTGCTCAAGGCGTTGCCGGCTCGGCTGGTCCGCAGGGCGTTGCCGGTGCCACCGGGCCTACGGGTGTAGCCGGTGCGGCTGGACAATCCGGCGATGTTGGCCCTACGGGCCCCACGGGTGCGTCTGGCAACTCGATCACAGGGCCAACGGGCGCACAAGGCGTCACTGGCCCGGCTGGTGCTGCGGGGATGTCACCCGTGGCTGCAACCCTCGTTTTTGGATAGGTGACAAATGGCAGCGCCCAACATCGTCGGACCAACAACC